AGGCATCGCCGCTGATCTTCCTGAACCGCTTGCGCGCCTGTCCTCGCGTCAGGTAGCTGGCGCCTGCGACCCACGTCACCTCTTCCCAGTTGCGACTGATACTGTGCAGGAAGTCGCGGCGGTTCTTGAACTCGATGCACACGCGCTCGGTATCGTGGTAGCCCTTGCCCTTGCCCTCGTAACGCACCCAGGCGCAGCCGCGACTGATCATCGCCACGTCGTCGCGTATCAGCTTCATGATGGCATCGATGCGGGTGAGGTCGAACGACACCGTCACGCACCGCTCGGCCACCTCTGATGCTGCTTGGTAGACCGGGCGCCGGTCCTTGAATTTTGGGACGACAACTGGCTGTGGCGGCTTGGCGTAAATCGATGGCTTGATGACCTCGCAGTTCGCCCAAAACATCTGGAACTCTTTGTCACGCGACATCGTCGCCAGCCGCGCCATGTTGGCGTACTGCTTGTCGATGTTGTCACAGTGAATATTCCAATCGTCGAACGCCTCCTCGCTTTCCAGCAGGAGGTTCAACCACGCCTTGGCGCTCTTAGGCTCGACTGCCGGGTTGTAATCGGCGTCGTCAGCCGCGATATCGTCTTCGATCGGCTTGGGGTTGTCGTTGTCATCGACCATTGGGGCTGCTCCGTATCAATCGCCAGCCCCAACTGGCGCCACACATATTGCGACAGCGTCACGTCATAGTCTAATGCCTTTGCTCGGCTCGGCAGGCGGCGGGATGAAGAACCCGCGTGGCTGCTCCACTGTCACCTCGCGCAGCGGCGCCAGCTTCCAGCTCAGTGCGAGGTAGCGGAATGCGTCAGCCGGGTGGCTCGTCCAATCGTGCATGTCGGACGCCTTAAAAGCTTTTTTCTCCTCGTCCCATTCCCTGCGGTACTGCTCCAACGCCGCGATGCCCGTCTCCTCGGTGCGTGGGTGGAAGACGGCGAGCTGCAACGTGCGCCGCACGGCGTTGCGACCGTCCTCGACCGTCGCCATCGGCACCAGCATGGGCTTCAATCCCATCAGCGTCATCGTCTCGACGCGGGTGCGACCGCTGCCCCACTCGCGCACCTTCGCATCGTGCGGGACAAAGTCAGTGCCTCGGCGCCAGCCATGCTCGCGCTCACGCTTCTCGATCTCGGTCAGGTAGTGGTCGAGGCCCACGCCAGAGCTGGCGTAGTGGTCAAGCACGAAGAGCTGGGCGCCAACGGCGCAGAACCACCAGATCGAGGTGTCGCTGCCGACACCCAGATCCCAGGCGCGATGGACGTACTGATTGTCGAGCGGCTCGATCGGCAGGATGCGGCCCTCGTCTCTGAGCTGCGCCATCTCAAGTGCGTAGTAGGCGCCTAAGATCGATGCCGCCCAGTCGCAATAATACTCTTGCAAGAACTGGGCGCGTCCAAAGTCGCTGCCGTACAGCGCCTTGTACTCGCGCTGCGTCTCGTCGAGCTGCGCCTGCGTCAGTGCGCTAGTGTCCTCGACGGTGAGCCGCTCGGCAAACCATCCCGGCGTCTGTGCCGCGTAGGCGTACATGGCGTGTGCGTGGTTTCTGCCGCGTGGCGTGGTGATGAACGTGGCCCAGCCGCCGTTCTCCTCCAGCATTGGTCTGAGGTAGCCCCAGGCCGCCGGGTTGCTCAGCGCGTATTCGCTGAACACCACTCCTGCCGCAGAGCTGCCAACTGTACGGTCGTATTCATCACTGCCAATGCAACTCCACGTCGAGCCGTTGACCAAGCGTATGTGCATATCGGTATCGCGTGTCGAGGCGCGCAGCTCTGCCGGAAATGCCTCATCAATACGCCGCAGCCCGGTGTGAGGATTAACAGCATCCCAGATCGCCTTTCGTGCCTGCGCGTATTCCGGCAGCATGTGCCAATAGTTTCCCTGGCGCGCGATCGCGCTGATAGCTGTGTGGTGCAGGCACACGTCATCTTTTCCTGCGCGTCTATGCCACACGGCCATCGCTCGCTTGCCGCCACCGCGCAGATAATTCCACAACGGCATCTGATGATGCCTCGGTGTCCAGCCGTTGTGCGGCAGCGTGATGTCAATCATAGCGCAACCGCACGGTAGCCACCCAATAGTCCCGGTTAACATCGGGAAGCTTGAACACAAACCATCGATGCAGATTGTGTTCGACAATTGCCAGCGCCGGTATGTCGCGACCGATTGCAGCTCGCGCCTTCCACCGCCGCTTGCTGTCGCGCTTCTTCATTTCGGCGTTGTCGCCGCCTTCACGGCCCACATGGCTGCGTTCTCGTAGTGCGTCATCGCGAGCGACCAACAGCGACCACTCTCGCCATCGACACGCTTGTCGCTTTCCTCGGCGCACAGATCGATCAGGTCTGCGGTGTAGCGTTTGATCCTGCTGACCAGATCATCGCCGCTCGGATTGAATGTCTCGCGTACTCGCGCTGCGCCTATGCTCATTTCTTTCCCTCGATGATGTTGCGAATTGTTATTCGGATGTCGCCCTCGCCATCGGCGCCGGTCACCGGGCTTGCCGGGCGTCCCCAGCCGCGCTCCCACAGCATGCTAATGGCGCGCAGCTTCGTCTCGTCATCGACGCCCTTCTCGGCCTGGGCGATGCCTGCAACGATGCGGACAGTGTTAGGCGTGTAGGCCCGGCACAAAGATCTGATATCGGCTGGTGCTTTAGCCATTTAACCTGGGGGCCTCCCCTCCCTGTTCTTTTGCTCCAGCCGCTCGACACGCTTCCTCAGATCTGCGGTGTGCAGCACCAGATCCGCAATGGTGGAATGCGTCTCGATGCGTAGGTCGTTGACGCGATCGCGCAGCTCCTTGAAGCCCACCACATAGTCGGCATGCAGCCTGTCGGAGGCGGCCTCAAGCTTGGCTAGGCCCTCACGATCGCCCTGCGCGATGACGGGTATGATCTTGCCGCCGCTCATGTCTTGCCCCCGAAATGAAAGAGGGCGCGCTGCCCTCGCGGACAATACGCGCCCTCCTGGCCTGTCGTCCAGGCAGACTAGAGCAGCGACAGAACCCAGAGAGCAAATGCCGTCGTCCAGACAACGATAACGGTATTGGCGAGAGCATTGGTGATCCTGCTCCCTGGCTCTGGCTCAATCATGTTTCCGGCCCTCCAGCGGACTGATCCACTTGGGGACGACCGGCTTGATGCCGTACTCTATCAGCATCCGCAGCAGGATGGCAGACGGCCCAGGCACCTTGGCGGTGCCTTTGGCGTAGCGGTTGGCGGTGCGCTCGCTGACATCGAGGTAGCGCCCGGCTGCCGCCTGCGACAGTCCAAGCTGCTTGATGGCAGTCTTGAACTGGCGCGGCGACATGGTGCGGTCTTGCGTGGTCATGCGGCCTCCTTGACGAACTTTTTGCGATCGCGCTTCGCGGCCTGCTCGACGCGCCTGACGATGATCCTGCGCGCCTCTTCGACCGTAGCCACGCGCTGGGTATTGAAGCCGGGGCCATACTGCTTGCCGTCGCGGGTGGGCGAACCCCACAGCTCGACATAGACCATGTCCTCGACGTTCTGGAACTTGTTAGTCCACTTTTGCTTGCGGGCCACATAAGCAGCCTCGTCTGCGAACGGCACGTTGATCACGCTGGCGATGCTCCAGGCGTAGCCAACCTTGCGGCCCTTCAGATCGACAAAACCGTGTTCGACCTGACCGGCATCGACCTCATTGCGGATCTGCTCGATGGAGGGGAAGTAGTCGCGCTCGACGCCGTAGCCGTCTGTGTCGCGGTAGGAAAAAGCAGCCATTTGGGTAACTCCTGTTTGCGATGAACAGGCCCCTCATACGACAGCCAGACAGGGCTGTCAACAGGTCAAAATAATCTGAAATACCCAGTTGACAGCCCTGACAGGCTGTCGTAAACCACCATCACTGAACCGGCCACCCGGCCATCACATAGGAGCTTCCAATGTCCAGCATTCAGACCCTGATCGACCTCTTCATCGACACGCCCTCCCTGGCAAACGCCCGGAAGCTGGTCGCGAAGACCACCCACAACCCCATGTCCATGTGCCTGATCTCGGAGGATCACGCAGGCATGGTCCGCAACGCGGAGCGCATGGTGGCTGACGCCAAAAACCCGGCCAAGCTGAAAGAAACCATGCAGGCTGAACTGCGCGCCCGCTTCAAGGGCATAAATATCGAAGTCATCTGAGCCTACCGTCCATCACCATCACAACTGGAGACTACGACTATGACCAAGACCAACCTTACGTCCCTGATCGACAGCTTTGGCGCCCTCAAGGCGCAGCAGGGTGAACTGGCCATCCAAGAGAAGGCCCTCAAGGCGGCGCTGA